GCCTATAGGTGAAGGATATGATCCTTTTTCTGCCATTATTTAAACCTTTGTTTTATCACTTTTTAATTGTCTCCGTAACTTCTTTTATAAGGTGCTAATGGAGTGCCTTTTTTATACTTACCTTCTGCATATTTTAAAGCTGTTTCTTTGTTTGGCATTTTTTTATAATTGCCAGATTTTATATTAAATCTCATAGCTTCTCTGTTGTCGTCAAACTCATGCAATTGACCATCTGGCAGTTGTACTATTGTTGGAAAAACAAACCAATTATCATTTTCGTCTTTTTCTGCTGCCATTCTATGTGTTGATCTTGTGCCATCTTTGTTTGTTATAAAGGGATACCGATCTGGGTTTTGCACTCTATTAATATATTCTGGCTCTACCATATCTAATTGATTTGCATCCATTCCTAGTGTTGGTTCTCGCATCATAGAAGAAGGCTGCATTAATATTTTAGCCAATTTTTCTTTCATATTATTTTTGTAATCAGGCATTACGTTCCAAAACCTATTTCTGGTACATTAGCAGGCCATCCTTCGTATATACCGCCTGTCATGTTTATAATTTGTTTTGCACCGTCTTGCGTTAACAGATTGCGAACTGATTCTGCATATTCGTTTTTTTGTTCTGTGTACGGCAATCCCTTACTTTTTAAAAATCGCCATACTACGCCCATTGTTACTAACTCTTCATCAAAAACAACTGTATTAGCGTCATTATTAAACTTTGAGCCGTCGGCAACTGCTGGAGTTGTGCCTGTTGCTAAATCTACCCAATTCTTAGAAAAATACTCAAAAAATACCGATTGGCTTCCTGTCATTTGTGGAAATACAATTAGTTTTCCACCTCGTATTCTAAACCAACTGCGTATTCCTGATGCTGTAGACGCATTTAATCTTTGCCATTGTGTATCTGTAATAGGGCCAAATAATTTAAATTTTGTTGTTCTATTATACATTGTGTTGTTAGCAAAACGGCCAAAATCAGACTCTATTGTTGTCATAAATCCTTGGCTTTCTGCTGCTGAAGATGTAAAAGAGCCTTCTTTTTTTAATGCTTCCCAAGGCAATCTTGATAATACTTTGCATTCACGATTAGCTGCTCGTAACAATTGAAGCACAGACGGATCGCTATTATTTATAATACTAGCGGGTTGCGGAATACCAATTTCATCTGCTGCATCTGTGCAAATTGTTAAAAGAGTCATGCGCCTACAATCCTATCAAGTGCTTGTTGTTTCTTATTGTTTAACATAGATTGCGCTTCTTTTCGTATAGTCATACCGCCCATACCTACAGCTAAAGGAAGTGCGCCATCAGGTGTGTCTGCTAATTCTTCGGCTGTTCGTATTCCATTGTTTTCTAATTTTTTAGCAAGTTGTGGCCCTATACCTTTTACATCTGTTAGTGGCATTCCTTTAATTAGCACTTCTTCTGATTTCTTGTACCCTTTCCAATCGGATTCAAACCTTTGTTTATCTTCTTCTGTTACTTTTCTTACAACAGTAGATGGATCACCAATAATAGAAATTTCTATATAGTCTACTTTGTTTTCGTTATAAAAATTAGCTCTGACATTGCTCACGGCTGGATGTCCTTATTTGTTAAAAGGATAGAATAAGGGAGGGCCGAAACCCTCCCTCACAATATTTAGAATATGAACCTACAAGCAACTTCCTTATCGGAAATATCGCCCGCAATAGCGCATACGTTATCGGTGTCTGCACCACTAACATCGAGAGTGCTATCAGCAGACCCTGTTGGGGTAAGCGGATCGCCATCTGCACCTGCTGTTAAAGCAGTTGTTAATGTTGCTGGGCCAGTAAGTTGAATCCAGCAATATTGTGCGTCCGTTGGGGCAGACTGAAGAACGCCAGCACCAATCTCAACTGAATCGGACAGATCAGCAGATACCTGATTGTTTTTATAACCATCAAGCGTGTAGTAAGTTGCAACATTACCAGCAACGGCAGCTACGCTACCTGCGCCAGTATCATATTGAACCCACTTGTAAACGATGTTGCTACCGTCATTCATAGCCAATTGGCCTAGTTTGAAGTCGCAAGTATCGCTGACCAAAGTGTTGTCTATACCTAGTTGATACATAAAATCCTCCTTTATGCTAAGATAATACCTTGGAGTGACCTGTTTGATGTGGTCATATTTCCTGCCCACACAACTGGCATCACCAGAGCATCTTGGTTTACAGAGGCTTTCTCACCTAAAGGCACAAATTCCCGCCCTTTAGCAGGACGTAAGAATAAGTAGTCGGTGTTAAGCATATACATTTTAGTGGCTGTACATTGGTCATCATAATACACAGGAGCCGACATAAACATTAAGTTCATAAAACCAGCTTGTGCTGTGTCGTCTGAAGTAAACCTCTGATTGTCTTGCAAAGAACTCCAATAGAAATTGAAGTACGTTGAACCAGCCGTAATAACGTCAGGCTTGTCTGCACCACGAATACACTGAAGCCATAAGTTGTTCATAGCTGCCTGTATTGTAGTGGCAGATGCTGTAATGGATTCGCCAGAGAAATCATAAATTTTATTCTTCCACCATGTGTAGGTAGCAGAATTAATTCCACCGACTGTGCCAGTACCAGCATCAGCAACGAGTGATTGCAATCCACCAAGTTCCTTACCATCAGTACCAGTGCCATCAGCATAAAGTGCTGTAGCAACAGTATTTTTGAGGGTTTTTTCAAGGTTCTTGATACGAGATTTGAGAAGGTTATGCACCGCCTCTTTTCCGCTATTTTGGACTTGCTCCAAGCCAGAAATAACCACGTTGCCGTTTAACTGCTTGTAGTTAAATTCGGCTGCTGTGAAAATTTCACTTGGGCTAACATCTAGAGTCTCATAACCAGAATACCATTTTGCAGTTGCATTTTCGGCATATTCTAGTTCTTGAACGATAGTCCTGCCAGTAGCTGGCGTTTTATTACCTTTTTTATCAATGTGATTCAAAAGGGCGTTGTGGGACGTTACATTGTCAGCCAACTGCTTGCTGTAACCTTGCAAGGTAGTTGTAATGACTTCCGTAAACGAACTGTTTGGACTTGCCATTTTAGTTCTCCGTTAAAAAGAAGCTGTTATCCAAAACCTGAGTCTCCCATTGCAGAACCTATCAAATCGTCTAAATCAGTCGATTGAGTTGAGCCTCTTGTTGGTCTAGAGCCTTTTGATGATTGAACTTTCTTTGCCTTTTGGACAGCTTCCTTGCGTCTGCTGTCTTCCTGGTTTTTCGCTTTTTTACGTTCGGCAACAAGTGTCTCTTTGTAAAGACCATCATCTAGGCGAACAGCTTTGTTGTAAGCGTCTACCATAGATTGGGCTTGGCCTGTTTGTATCAAGCCTCCCATTGCTTGTCGCACACTGTCAAAATGCGGATAAAGTAAGTTTCCATCAGAACTTTTCCGTGCAGCAAAATTGTCAATTTGAGAGTTTAACTCATGTGTTTGATTTTGTTGTTCGGTTTGCTCTTGATTCGTAAGGTGGTTCGTTAATAGTTCAACACGGTCTTGTAGCGCAGCAATTTGAGGGTCAGCATATTGCTGTTCCCCCGCTTCAAGGGTGTCAAGATCAACACCAGCTTGCTGTGCCAAATATTGGATGGCCCCGACAGGATTTTGTTGCAGCATTTTGTCAGCTTCAATTAATCGGCCTACATATTCAGACTCATTAATGTTGTTTGCTTGCAACTGTCCACGAACGGGGGCCAATACTTGATCCATTGGCTGGTATTGTTGGCGTATCTGTGCCGCCTCTTGAGTTTTACTCTGATAATCTTTCGTCATTTGACCGTATCGGTTTAACAACCATTCTTTTCCCTCTGTGGGAATACCGTCAAACATTTTCTTATCAGAAGCATTCCAATTCTTTGGAGCTTTTATCGGTGGCTCTTTTGTTTTGGCATCAACTTCATCAGAGTCCGTTGTCTCCTCGTCTTGGTCTGCATCACCCTCCTCGCTGGCCTCTTGCGGAGGTGCATCGGTGGGATCATCGTCCACAGAATCTGTGGTGGTTGCATCTTCTTCAGATGCCTCTTTAGAGGTGGATTGCTCATCATTGTCCTTGCCAGAACTTTCAGGCAATGCCTCCATTGAATCGTCATATTTATCAAGTGCGCCAGCTATTACAGCATCAACGCTAATTCCTTCTGGTGCAGTTCCTGTTACAGAACTTAAATCACTCGCTGGCTCCGCTTGGGGAGTGCTGTCAGTGTTTTCCATATTTAAAAAAACTCCATCTCTTGGCATAAATGCCGTTTGGGATACCGCCGCATCACTGCGGTGGGACGTTAAATTGCCTAATTTATATTAATCAAAAAATTGTGATCTATATTTATTTACTGGGTCAGGGTCGTACCCGCCCTCTACTGCTTCTCTTGCTTCTCTCATTGCTTCTGCTCTTGGTTCGTCTGAAAAAAACCTTATTAAATTATTAACTCCTGTTATAATTTTTTTTGTTGGCGAAAATCTACCAAACGGCATATTCATTGCTTCATTTCTTGCAGTATTTTCAAACACACTATTATTTGGCTCTAAACTTTCTGCTCCTTGTTCAGATGCTTTTCCTATAAAAGATTCTAACACAGGATTAGAGTCTATAGCTCTTGCGTTTTGACTACGTAATAAATCTGCAATTGTACGCATTTCTTGATCTGTTAACTGATTAAAATTAGGTTCTTCAATCATAAACCGTTCATTTGTAGCTGGATTTTCTGGCATATTGCTCATATCCTCAAATGATAAAGCATCAATGCCTCTTTCTTCTTCGGCTATTGGGTCAAAATATTGTTGCATTTCTCTTGTCATTGCCATCTTATTTATCCTTAATTTTCAATGCTTTAACGGGTGTCAAGTTAATATTTACGTTTAAATCTCCGCTATGATCTACATTTATTTGACTTGTTTCACGCCATCCCATTCGTACTTTTGAATACCAAATAAGACAAGCTGTGTCCCCATCAAGAGCTTTCTGATACAGCGTCAGACCTATTGCAGCGTTCGCTTTAATATTTGCTGTATCTAATTCTTTGCGAAAATGTTTGCGTAATGTTTTATCATCTATGCCATCGCCCACAACTTTACTAATCTCTGTTTGCGTAATGCCAATAGATGCCATTTTTTCCACCATTGTACGCTCTTCGTCTGTTGGAATGTATTTTACATCAAAAACACCTTTAACTAAATTTTGCATTAGACTGCTCCCCACCCGTCTGGTCTTTTAGAACCTGTCCAATCGTTTCCGCTTTGTCGTACATTGTGTTTACGCTCATGTTCACGCAATTCACGCCTTGATGATATAACGCTTTTATCAATTGGGCTTACAAATGCAGATATTTCTGACATTATTACGTGCATACGTTTTTTAGGCTTGACACGAATTCTTTTTTCTGAACGTACACCAGCCCAGTCTATATCGTTGTGGTTTTTGCGATACGCTATGTCTCGTACTTTGTAAGCGTTGTAATTTTTCATATCATGTACCTAGGCGCATTGTTTTCGTTTCGTCTTGCTTCAAGTTCGGCATCAATATCTTGTTTTCGTATTTGTAATTCTGCATCAGACTGCATTTCCATTTCTTTTAATGCCATTTCCTGTTGCATCTCTGCTGTTTTTATTTGTGAATCTTGCTGCATTTCTGCTGCTTTCATTTGTGCGTTTTGTTGCATTTCAGCCGATTTTAACTGCCCTTCTTGCTGTATCCTAGCAGTTTGCATTTGTATATTTTGTTGTATTCTTGCTTGTTCTAATTGGCCTTTTTGTTGCAATTCAATAATCTTGGGATCAGGAGGAGGTTGTTGGGTTTGTTGCTGTTGTTGCAACATTGTCGCCTCTTGTGCATCGAGAATTTTTTCTTTTGTTTCCTCAATCGTGTCCTCGAAAGTGCGCCCAATTTTAAATCCTCTTACCATAAACTCCATTGATTCAAAAACCATAGCGGTCATTTCTGGTGCTGCTTGCACGATAGGCAATGAGTTTTGCAAGAACAGCCCTAAATTGTTTACAAATTCCATCCGTGATGCTTTTACGCTCTCTGCATCTTCAAACACGGTTGAATCTGTTTCTATATCGATATGATAGGAGCGTGTTTTGTCATCACGCATAATTTCAATCATTTCGTCCCACGTTGGCTTATCCGCTTCTTTCATTAACTCTGGCGGTACGGGTTGCCCTTGCTGTTGCAATAATGCAACTTGTTGCCGCAACATTGGGTCTGCGCCTGTTACACCCGTCATTTTTTCTAATATGTGCGGTTCGTAGTTTTCGGCAATCAATTCTGCTTTAATCCGCATTAGATCACGCACATAGTTTTGCACTTGTCTTTGTCGTTTTTGCAGTCGTAATGATCCAAATTGACCCTTTAACCGCTGTGCAGTTGCCGTTTCTTTCG